GCCCACAGCCACCCGCCCACACAGCCCATCTTCGACCGCGCTGCGGCCCTGCGCCGCCTCGAGGTCAGCCAGCTCTGACGCGCTCCCGCGCCGTCGCATCGAGCCGCCGCCAGGCGGTTTTTTTACGCCATCACTCTGGAGAATCCGAAATGGCACAAAGCATCCAAGCCCTGCGGGAGCAAATCGCCGCCCGCGCCCGCGAAATCAAGGCCCTGGTCGAGGACAAGAACACCACCTGGGGCGCCGAGCAGCAAGCGCAGTACGACGCCGGCCTCGCCGAGATCGACGACCTCAAGAACCAGGTCGACCGCATCGAGCGCACCATGAACCTGCTGGTCGAAGACGACCAGGCCAACGCCCTCGGCGATGCCGCCGCCCACCGCGCCCGCGCCAACGGCGCCACCCCGGCCCAAGCCACCCGCGCCCGCCAGCTCTTCGCCACCTGGATGCGCCAGGGCGACCGCGCCCTCTCCGCCGAAGACTGGGCCGTCATCCGCAACACCATGAGCACCAGCACGCCCAGCGAGGGCGGCTACATCGTCGCCTCCGAGATCGCGCAGGCCGTGGCGGACGCCCTCAAGTCCTTCGGTGGCATGCGTGCCGTGGCCACCGTCCTGCAGACCAGCAACGGCCAGGAAATCAACTTCCCCAACAGCGATGGCACAGCGGAAGAGGGCGAGATCATCGCGCAGAACGCGTCGGCGAACGATGCCGACATCACCTTCGGCACCACGCCGATTCCCGTCTACAAGTACTCGTCCAAGGTCGTTACCGTGCCGATCGAGCTGCTGCAGGACGCGGTGATCGACATCGAGGCCTTCGTCAACACCCGCTGCACCACCCGCGTCGGGCGCATCACCAACAAGCACTTCACCATCGGCACCGGCACCGGTCAGCCCAAGGGCATCGTCACGGCCGCCACCGCCGGCAAGGTCGGCCCCACCGGGCAGACCCTCACGGTCACCGTCGACGATCTCATCGACCTCGAGCACGCCGTCGACTACGGCTACCGCGAGCTCGGCCGCTGCCGCTGGATGATGCACGACAGCTCCTTCAAGGTCGTCAAGAAGCTCAAGGACACCACCGGCCGGCCCATCTTCATTCCCGGCTACGACGGGCTCGGCGGCAAGGCGCCCGACACCATCCTCGGCTACCCCGTCTCCATCAACAACCACATGCCGGTCATGGCGGCCAACGCCAAGTCGATCCTGTTCGGTGACTTCACGCCCTACATCATCCGCGACGTCCTGACGGCCACCGAGTTCCAGCGCTACACCGACTCCGCCTATGCCAAGAAAGGGCAGGTGGGCTTCAACTTGTGGGCTCGCGCCGGCGGCAACTACACCGATGTCGGCGGTGCCGTGAAGTACTACGCCAACTCCGCCACCTGATGCCTGAAATGGGGGCGGCCTGGCCGGCCCCAATCCCTATCGTCCCGAGGAATTCGACATGACCAAGAACTCGCGCCCCGCAGCNNNNGACCAGACCGACGCGCAGACGCCCGCACCGACAACCTCCGAGCAAGCCGGCGACCCGCCCGCGGGAAATGCCGCCGGCGCAGGAGAGGATCTGGTGCACGGGCGCGCCCTGATCGATCTGCCGCTGCACGGCCTGCGCTGCGGCGATTTCGGCGAAATTCCCGCGGCGGCGGCCCAGCAACTGACCCGCGAAGGGCAATTCGACCCCGCGGCCGTCGCCGAAGCCACGCAAGACTGACGCTCCGCCGACATGAACACCCGCCGCGACACCATCGATGAACAAGCCGTCGATCTCGCGACCGCCAAGGCTCATTTGCGGGTCGAGCACATGGACGAGGACGGCCTGATTGTCGCCCTCATCGCCGCAGCCACCGATCTGGCGGAGCAACACACCGGGCGCAGCATCGCCCGATGCACATGGCGGCACCAGCGCGACGGCTTTCCGGCGGGTGACATCCTGCTGCCCTGGCCGCCGCTGCTGGTGTTGCAGACGATCGAGTACATCGATGCGGAAGGCGCGCCACAGACGCTACATGCCACCGCCTACCGAATCGATGCGCACAGCGAACCCGCCCGCGTCATCCATCCCGACGGACAGCCCTGGCCTGCCACCGCAGCCCGCGCGGACGCGGTCACCGTGCGATACACCGCCGGCTATGGCCTAGCCTGCCCGTCGTCGATCAAGCAATGGATCCTCCTGCAGGTGGGCCACTGGTACCGCAATCGCGAGTCCGCCGGCCCTGGCGAATACGCCGCTGCCATGCCCTACGTCGACGGATTGCTCGACCGCTACCGAATCTGGAACGCCTGACCCAAGGACCCCGCAATGCCACTCCCCGACATCATCTATACCGTGCTGAACGGCATTCAGAAGCGTCTCAAAGGCATGCCGGACGGAACGCACGCCGACATCATCGCCGGGTACGACCTGCAAGACGACATGCTCAAGGTCAAATCCGTACAGAAGAAGTTTCGCGACTCGTTTGCCGCAGCATCGCTCGACACCGCCCGCTGGGATTCCGCGGCCGCTGCCGATGGCAGCATTGTCACGAGCGCTGGCACACTGGTCATGAGATCCGGCATTACCGCACTCGCGGAAACCTGGATCATGACCAAGGAGACCTTTTCGGTCCCGTTTCGCGTGCAGAGCAATATTGCCCTCTCACAGCGCATCGCGGACCAGGCCTTCTACCTCGAGGCCGTCAGTGTCGATCCCGAAACCGGGCTTCCGGATGGCCTGCACACAATCGGATGGCAATTCGAAGGCACGAGCGCTACGCAGGCCAAGTACCGCGTCGGCAACGGCGGTCTCGCTCCGCTCAACTCGGCTGCCGTGACCACAACCAGTAGCGCAGCGCCCGGCGGCGTCTATGAGCTCGAGCCGTTTGCGGACGAAGCGTGGTTTCACACGGCGACGATGGACAGCACGCTGGCTCGCACTTACAGCTTCCGTCGGCATCAGCAGATCCCCGATCCCAATGCGACCTACAAAATCCGGCTGCGCTGGGTCAACAGTGCCGTCCCACCGGTCTCGTCCACCACCGCCACCGTCCAGTTCGTCAGCGTCCAGGACTATGCCGAGCTCACTGCAGAGATCACCGCCGGCCGCGGCCAGGCTGCGGCCGGGCAAGGAATCGGCGTCACGCTCGCCGGCGGCACCGCAATCGCCGTCGGCCCCGTCGCTCACGATGGCGCCCGCAGCACGACGGCCCCGATCATTAATGCCGGTCGTGCCGTGACGGCACCTTACACCGCCGTCGCCACCGGCGACGTCGCGGACTTCGTGACGACCACCCAAGGCGCACAGATCGTGCGCCCGTGGCAAATCCCGGAGCAGGAATGGAGCTACGCCAGCGCCGCCGGAGGCATCACCAACACCACGGACGTCGTCCTAGCTGCAGCTGCGGGCACGGGACTACGACGGTACATCACCTCGATCGACCTCAAGAACATCAGTGCCACCGCCACCGAGGTGGTGATCAAGGACGGCGCCACCGTGCTGTGGCGCGGGCACCTCAGCGCATCCATGACCGAGCCTGTTGAAATCGCCTTCTACAACCCGCTCAAGACCACTGCAAACGCCGCACTCAACTTTGCCTGCATCACTACCGGTGCGCAGGTCTACGTCAACGCGCAAGGCTACACCGCGCCCTGAGGAGCACATCATGGTCACGATCCAAGACAAGCACTTCGACCCCGAAACCGGCAATTGGACCATCAGCGCAGTGGTCGCCCTGCCGGACGGCACCCGCTGCAGTGCCTACCAGGTTACCGCCCCTGCCGACGCTAACGACGAGCAGCTCACCCACTGCCTGATGGAACGGTTTGCATGACGCCCGCTGCCGGCACGCTGTCCCAGCGCATCGACATCGAGCGCCGCGCCCCCGGTACCGACGCCTGGGGCCAGCCCGTCCAGGCCTGGGAGTGGGTCGCCTCCCGCTGGGCCGACGTGCGCCTGCTCGCCGGCCTCGAGGCCATCAAGGCCGGTGCAGACGTCTCCACGGTGCGCGCCTCGATCCGCATCCGCTGGCTAGCGGGGATCGACGCCGGCATGCGCGTCCGGCACGGCGGCGCCACCTACGACATCACCGCCGTTCTGCCCGACCCCGCCGGCGCCTTCATCGACCTAGTCTGCGAGACGGTGCGCTGATGGGCCTGAAGATCAGCATCAACACGGTCCGCTTCAAGCAAGACCTGCAGCTCGAGCTCCAGCGCCTGCGCGCCGCCAACCGGCCTGCAGCCCAGGCCGGCGCGCAGCTCATCTACGACCGCGCCAAGCAACTCGCCCCGGTCTCCGATGCGCCCCACATGTTCCACGGCACCCATGCCGTTTACGGCCCGTACCCGCCCGGCACCCTGCGTGACTCGATCTACCAGGCCTTCAGCAAGGACAACAGCTTTCTCGACAACGCCGTCTATCACATCTCCTGGAACGCCACCAAGGCCCCCTACGGCGCCATGGTCGAGCTCGGGACCAGCGCCGCCCCCGCGCACTCCTTCATCGCGCGCGCCGTCGCCGAAACCCGCTCGCAGGTACTCAAGACGATCCGCCAGCGCTACATCGACGAGGTCACCCAAGCATGAGCATGGAACAGCACCTCGACGCCCACTTGCGCGCCCTATGTCCCAACGTTCACCCCGACATCGCCCCGCCCGGCACCCCGCGCCCCTACATCACCTGGCAGGCCCTCGGCGGCGAAGTCGCGCGCTTTCTCGACAACACCGCGGCCGACAAGCGCAACACCCTCCTGCAGATCAACGCCTGGGCGCACACACGCATCCAGGCGACCACGCTTATCCGCAGCATCGAAGACACCCTGGCCGCCTCGCCCCACTTTGTGGCCCGGCCGCAAGGCGAGGCGATGTCCACCTTCGAGCCCGTCACCGGCCTCTACGGCTCGATTCAGCGCTACAGCATCTGGGCCACCCGCTGAGCGCGGGCCCCCTGCGCCCCCCGCCGGGCTCGCCCGGCATTTTTTTGCCCGCAAGGGCCCGCACCGCCTGACGCACGCCAGGCAACCCATCCGCCCCTTGCGGGCAAATCACAGGAGCACGCCAAATGGCCTACTACTTCCCCGAGGGCTCGTCCCAGCAGTACAGCAAGACCTTTGCGGCCGCAAAGACCATCACCGCCGTCACCAACACCGACCCGGCCGTGGCCACCTGCACGGCACACGGCTTTGCCACCGGCGACGAGATCCTCTTCAACTCCGGCTGGGAAGACGCCACCGACACCGTCTTCAAAGTCGAGGTCGTCGACGTCAACAGCTTCCGGATTCTCGGGCTCGACGCCTCCAACAACAACTTCTACCCCGCTGGCTCCGGCATCGGCACCGCGCAGAAGATCAGCACCTGGAAGGCCATCCCGCAGGTGCTCACCATCAGCGCCTCGGGCGGCGACCCCCGCTTCACCGACGTCGCCCCGCTGGCCAAGCGCAACGCACTGCGCATCCCCACCGGCTTCAACGCCACCAGCGTCACCCTCTCGCTCGGCCACGACGCATCCAACGCCACCTACAAGGAAATGCTCGGCATCAGCCGCTCGCTCGGCAAGGTCGCATTCAAGCAGGTCATCAGCGGCGGCGCCGTCACGTACGGCTACGGCTACCTCAGCGTCTCCGAAATGCCGGGCCTCAACAACAACCAGACCAACACCGTCAACGCGGCGATGACCATCCTCGGCCGTTCGATCAGCTACGACTCCTGATTTCCGCCACACCTGCCCGCCGGAGCGGGCAGGGCGCTCCCCCATCCACCAGGACACCACCATGGCAAGCATCAAGCTGGGCAACCGCCCGAAGAACTTCAAGCGCATCGTCAAGTTCGGCCTCATCGAAGGCGGCGAAGGCTCCATCGAATGCACCTTCAAGTACCGCACCCGCTCCGAGTTCGGTCGTCTCATCGATGGCATGGCCCATGACGCCCGCCAGAACGGCGCCGCCGGCGCCGACCTGTCCGTTGCGCAGATCATGGACGCCACCAAAGACAAGAACGCCGCCTACCTGCTCGACGTGCTCGACGGCTGGAACCTCGACGAAGTGCTCACCCGCGACACTGCGGCCCAGCTCTGCGACGAACTCCCCGGCGCCGCCACCGAGATCATGGAAGCCTACCGCCTCGCGATCGTCGAAGGCCGCCTGGGAAACTGAGAGAGGCCGCTGCCGCCCTGTATGCGCCCGACAACCAGGCGGACGCGGCCAACCCCTTCCTGCGCGGCGTGATCGCCGCCACAGACCAATCCGTCGAGGTGTGGCCTGAAAACTGGCCCACCTTCGCCCTGTTTGCGCAACTCGGCACCCAATGGGCCGCCGGCATGGGCGGCCCCACCGGGCTGCGCTACGAAGCCCTGTACCCGCTGCTCGACCGGCGCTGCCCGAGCGATGACGAGTGGCAGCGAACATTCGACGACGTGCGCACCATGGAAACCGCCGCACTCGCCGCCATGCGCAGCAAAGACTGAGGACCCGAAACCGTGAGCGATCTGAAGCTGCAAGGCGTAGTAGAGATGTCGAGCGAGGGCGCCGAACGCGCCTTCGATCGCGTCGGGCAAAAGGCCGGCCAGATGTCGCAGCAGGTCGCGAGCTCATCGGCCAAGGCCAGCGACGCCGTCGACAGCATCGGCAGCGCCGCGCAGCAGAGCGCCGACGGATTCACTCGCGCCGAAGGCAAGATCGTCGCATCCATCAAGCGCGCCACCGCGCAGCTCGAAAGCCTGGGCAAGACCGCCTCGCAAAAGGTCGAGATCAAGATCGACGCGCAAGGCCTCGACCGCGCAAAGTTCGAACCGCTGCTGGCCAACCTGCGCCAGCTGGAGTCGGCGCAGCAGCGCGTGACAGGCAGCAGCGGAAACATGCGCGGCGGCATGCAGAACCTCTCGTACCAGCTGCAGGACTTCATCGTCCAGACCAACGGCGGAGTGGCCGCAACCACCGCGCTGTCGATGCAACTGCCGCAGTTGCTGGCCGGCTTCGGCGCGGCCGGCGCTGCAATGGGGGTGGTCGCCGCGCTGCTTCCCAACCTCGTGAAGTTGTTCGGCGATGCTGCCGGCGGCGCAGCGTCGCTCAAGGACGCCATGTCCGGCGTCGACCACGCGATCAGCCAAGTCGGCCGTGGGGTGCGCAGCTTCGACATGGAAGGGCTGTACGAGCAGTTCAACGCCGCCAGTGGCGCCACCCGCGCCGCGACCATCGAACAGCTGAAGTTTCAGCAGGCACTGATCGAGACGCAGCGCCTCGCGGCCCGCAAGGCCCTTGGCGAATCCGTGAAAGACGTCGGCATCGGTGGATTCTTCGACCACCGCAAGACGACGACCGATGTGATCGCAGAAGACCTTGGCGTCACGCTCGCCGTCGCCCGCGAGCTGCAGCCGCTCATGAAGTCGCTGCGCGAGGGCAGTGCCGACGTAGGCGCCGTATTCGGCCAAGTCGGCACAAAACTGCTCACCGGCAACGAAGCGGCCCAGACCTTGGCGAAGTCCCTGCGCGACCTCGTCAATGGCGAAGCCGACGCCGCCGCGGCCTCCGCCGCGCTTTCGGACGCACTCGAACGCATGGCAAAAGGGCACGTCCGTACGAAAAAAGAGACCGATGAAGCCGCGAAAGCCGCGAAGACCCACGCCGCCGAAACGCAGCGGCTAGCAGAGGCAGGGCGTGAGCTCGCCGCGTCGCTGCTCGGTCAATCGGCGGGGCTTTCGCGCGACTTTTACGCCAAGTGGGCGCAACTCGGGCAGGCCTACAAGACCGGCGCAATCAATCTCCAGGACCTCACCACCGCGCAGTCCGTCCTGCTCGCCCAGCAACCCGCCATGAAGCAAGCCGCACAGGACGCCGACGCCTACGGCAAAGCGGTCGCCTCGGTGGTCGGCCCACTCGAAGCCCGCGCATTCGCCCTCGAGACCGAACTGCAAAACTACGGCCTCACCCAGTCCCAGATCGAGCGCACGACGCTCGCGCGTTACGAAGAGGTCCGCGCCTTGGCTGCCGCCAACGGCGCCACGCAGGCCTATCTGAGCACCCTCGACCGCGAGATTGAAGCGCGCCGCCGCATCGCCGAAGCAAGCACCGGACTCGAAGCCGCCGACGCCAACAAGCGCGCCGCCGCCCAGGCTGCCCAAGACTGGCAGCGCACCGCCGACGCGATCGAAAAGTCGCTCATCGACGCCCTCATGGAAGGCGGAAAATCCGGCGCCGAGTACATCGAAGGCCTGTTCCGCTCCATGGTGCTGCGCCCGATCATCCAAGCCGTCGTGCAGCCGGTCGCCGGCGGCATCACCAGCGCCATGGGCCTCGCTGGAGCAGGGCAGGGCGGCGGGCTGGGTGGCGCCCTCGGGGCGGCGAGCAACCTGCAGACGCTCTATGGCGCCGTCACCGGCGGCATCACCGCATCGCTCGGCGGGCTCGCCGCCTCGGCCGGCAGTCTATTTGGCTCGTCGGCGCTGTCGGCATTCGGCGCCGGCCTCAAGGGCAGCACACTCGCCGCCGGCCTCGCCGGCCCCACGACAGCCGGCGCCGGCGGCGCGATGGGGCTGGGCGCCTCGCTTGGCGCCGCACTTCCATGGGGCGCTGTCGGCCTCGCGGTCGCATCCCTGTTCGGCGTATTCGACAAGAAGCCATCGGACAAAGCGTCCTGGGCCACCGTCAACCCGACCTCGGGCGCCCTGAGCAACATCGGCTCGATGACGGGCAAGAAGGACCCGGGGCAGGAGGGCAGGGCACAGGCCGCC